AGGATTGGGAGTATCCAGATTGGTAGTTCATGCATTGTTTCCCCAGTGTAATAATGGTAAAGAATAAATAATTTCAGAAAAAATATCCTGAGATTCGGAGAAACGAATATGGCTTTAAATTTAGCCTCTCCTGGTATCGTAGTAAGAGAAGTTGACCTTACCATCGGTAGAGTAGACGCTACAAGCGGCTCTATAGGTGCATTAGTTGCTCCCTTTACGAAAGGTCCCGTGGAGGAAGCTCAACTCATTGAGAGTGAGGAGGATCTATTACAAACTTTTGGTCAACCATATTCGGTTGATAAACATTATGAGTACTGGATGGTTGCATCATCATTTCTAGCATATGGTGGTACATTACAAGTAATTCGTGCAGATGATTTTAACACTACAACAGGTGTCGGACTTAAGAACGCATTTGTAGGAAGTGCATCTAGCATTAGAATTAAAAGTGATACACATTATAACCAATTGGGTTATGATGAAAATACTATCACTGGTATAACAATTGCTTCTAAGACACCTGGTAGTTACGCAAATGGAATTAGAGTTTCAATAATAGATGGTAAGGCAGATCAAGTTTTAACTGTTGGTTCTGGTAACAATACACCAGTCGGAACAGCTGTTACACAAACTGCGGTAGGAAGAATTTTACCTGGTGCTGCTGGAACAAGTCTTCTTGACGGTTTTGTAAAAGGCATCGTCACAGAAAGCACAGACACAACACTTGAAGTTAAGTTACTTTCACATGTATCTGCTGCTGGAACAATCACACCTGTAGATTACAAACCAGGTGGTGTTTATAACTTTGCTGCTTCTGGTAACGTTGGTTTAACAACTGCAGGTCAAGCAATTACAGCAACGGGACAATCAAAAGTTTACACACAACAAGTAGATTGGTTCTCACAACAAAATATTGAATTAACAAGTAAAGATCAGAATGGTAATGCTGTTAAATTAGAGTGGGATCAACTTGCAGAAAGACCTGGTACATCATCATATGTTGCATCAAGAGGTGGTCGTTTTGACCAAGTTCATGTTGTAGTGATAGATGATAAAGGAGAAATCACAGGTAATGCTGGAACAATTCTTGAAAAGCATATCAACTTATCAAAAGCAACAGATGCTGAATATTCAGTTGGTTCGACTGCATATTGGAGAAAGTTCTTAGCAACTAACTCTAAGTACATCTACGGTGGTAGTGCTCCTGCTGGTATTACAACTATCAGTTATGGAACAGATTCAACTAACACATTAGATACTGATAACGGTTGGGATCAGGCAGCAGATTCTGCTGGTGCAGGATTCGGTGCTTCTGGAGTATTCACTGGTTCTCTCGCAGGTGGAACAAACTATGGTGGTAAAACCGATTACACAACATCAGGTGCATTAAACTCAGGTGTAGATGACCTAATAACAGGTTATACATTATTTGAGAACACTGAAGAGATTGAAGTTGATTTCATTCTTATGGGTGCTGCACATCATGTTAAGCATCAATCACAGGCAGTTGCTGAAAAAGTAATTGCTGTTGCAGAAGCAAGAAAAGATGCAGTTGCATTTGTCTCACCATTCCGACAAGCATTCTTGAATGATAGTTCAGTTGGAACTGTAACTGTGAATAATATAGACACGATAACAAATAATGTTGTTGATTTCTATGGTCCTATCACATCAACCACATACGGTGTGTTTGATAGTGGTTATAAGTACATGTTTGATAGGTTTAACAATACCTTTAGATATATTCCACTAAACGGAGATATTGCAGGTACTTGTGCTAGAACTGATATAGAACAGTTTCCTTGGTTCTCACCTGCAGGTACAGCAAGAGGATCAATCTTAAATTCTGTAAAACTTATTTACAATCCAGGTAAGAAGCAGAGAGACATTCTATACACTAATAGAATTAATCCTGTGATACAATCACCTGGTGCTGGTATTATACTCTTCGGAGATAAGACTGGATTTGGTAAGTCATCAGCATTTGATCGTATCAACGTTCGTAGGTTGTTCATTTTCTTAGAAGATGCTATATCAGCAGCGGCTAAGGATCAACTCTTTGAGTTCAACGATGAACTAACAAGAACAAACTTCGTAAATATCATTGAACCATTCCTAAGAGAGGTTCAATCCAACAGAGGTATATTTGACTTTGTTGTGATTTGCGATGAAACAAATAATACTGCAGCAGTCATTGACAGAAATGAATTTGTTGCTGACATCTTTATCAAACCAGCACGTTCTATCAACTTCATAGGTCTAACCTTTGTTGCTACCAGAACTGGTGTTGCATTTGAAGAAGTAATTGGTTCCGTTTAATTAACAGAGGTTTAACCAACTATGGCTAGTAGAAATCAGATCAATCCACCACCATTAAGGACGATTTCCGACTTTAAGACGAAGTTGACAGGTGGCGGTGCTCGTGCTAATCTGTTTGAAGTTGTCCTCACATTCCCAGATGCTGCTCAACCAGCACAGGATGTTCTTGATAAATCAAGATTTTTAGTTAAAGGGGCACGACTTCCAGCATCTAATATCGCACAAATTGAAGTTCCTTTCCGTGGAAGGGTTCTCAAAATTGCAGGTGACAGAACGTTCGATTCTTGGACAGTTACAGTTATCAACGACACAGACTTTGCAATAAGGTCAGCGTTTGAGAACTGGATGAATACAATTAACAAGTTGAGTGATAACACTGGTTTAGTAAATCCAGCAGATTATCAAGCAGATGCATTTGTATTCCAACTTGATCGTGATGGTCAAAGTATCAGGAAATATCGTTTCTATGATACATTCCCAACACAGGTCGGTCCTATTGAACTTTCATACGACGCTCAAGGTATTCAGGAATTCACTGTTGAACTTCAGGTTCAGTACATTGAAATCCTAAAAGGAGATAGTCCTGTATCTGGCGGTGTGAACATCAGCTAAATAGATCAGATAAAAGTTCAATCAAAATAATATAATGGCAAAACTTTTTGGTTTTTCAATTGAGGATACACAGAATAAATCCGCTAAGATTGTCAGCCCTGTTCCCAAGAACAATGAGGACGGGGTTGATAATTTTATATCAAGTGGGTTTTATGGTCAATACGTAGATATTGAAGGTGCATATCGTAACGAACACGAATTAATAAAAAGATATCGAGAGATGGCACTTCATCCTGAAGTAGATAGTGCTATTGAAGATGTCGTCAACGAAGCAATCGTCACAGATTTATATGACTCACCAGTAGAAGTTGAGTTGTCAAATCTGAATGCAAGCGAAAGTATTAAGAAAAAAATTAGAGAAGAATTTAGATATATTAAAGAAACAATGGACTTTGATAAGAAGTCACATGAGATATTTCGTAACTGGTACATTGACGGAAGAGTATATTATCTAAAAGTTATAGATCCAAAAAATCCACAAGAAGGTATTCAGGATTTAAGATATATTGATCCAATGAAGATTAAATATATTCGTCAAGAAAAAAGATCAAATGATGCACCTGATGCATCTATCAGAATTAATAGTGGTAGAGATACTGACACAGTTCCTAATCCACAGTTTGATGAATATTATCTTTATACAATGAAGCCTAACTATCCAACTGGGATGGTTGCAAGTGCAGGTAAAGGTGCTGTTAAAATATCAAAAGATTCAATTACATATTGCACATCAGGATTAGTTGATAGAAATCGTAATCGTGTTCTTTCTTATCTACAGAAATCAATCAAAGCATTGAATCAACTTCGTATGATTGAGGATAGTCTTGTAATTTATAGAATATCAAGAGCACCAGAAAGAAGAATATTTTATATTGATGTAGGTAATCTACCAAAGATTAAAGCAGAACAATATCTAAAAGAGGTGATGAATCGTTACCGTAATAAGTTAGTGTATAACGCACAAACTGGTGAGATTCGTGATGATCGTAAGTTTATGTCGATGATGGAAGACTTCTGGTTGCCTCGTCGTGAAGGTGGTCGTGGAACTGAAATCACAACATTACCTGGTGGTCAAAATCTTGGTGAGTTAGCAGATATTGAATATTTTCAGAGAAAATTATATCGTGCGTTAAATGTTCCTGAGTCACGTATTGGTGGAGATACTGGATTTAATTTAGGTAGATCATCTGAAATACTTAGAGATGAGTTACGTTTTTCTAAGTTTGTAGGACGTTTGAGAAAAAGATTTGCTCAGATGTTCAATGATTTATTAAAGACACAATTAATTCTTAAGAATATTGTTACTCCAGATGACTGGAAACAGATGGAAGATCATATTCAATATGATTTCTTATATGATAATCAGTTTGCAGAACTTAAAGAATCTGAAATGTTACAAAACCGTCTTGGTAATCTTGCAACAATTGAACCTTATATTGGTAAATATTACTCTACTGAATTTGTTCGTAAGAGAGTTCTACAACAAACAGACTCAGAAATCGAAGAGATTGATATACAGATTGAAGATGAAATACAAAAAGGAATTCTTCCAAATCCAGCAGAGGTTGATCCAATTACAGGAGAACCATTACCACAAGGAAATGAATCAGCAACAGAAACTAATGGAAATGTATTAGGTAAGTCTCTCGAAGATGAAGACGAAGATGATGCTGCAGGACCGACTGTAGATGCTCAATATCAGAAAGATACAAAAACAGCAGAGTTATAATACGGTATAAATAAGTATATTGCAATAATTTAATCTTATGGAAGATCTTGTGGATTTGATCGCTACTGACGCTAGTGCTAGTGATATTTCCGATAAAATAAAGGAAAGACTATTTACCAAAGCAGCAGAGTATGTAGACGCAGCACGACCAGTTGTTGGTGCTGAAGTCTTTGGTACAGAAGTACCAGAACTAAAAAATGAATCTGAAGCAGAATCTGAACTTGAAGTGGAAGAAGAAACTACTGTAGAACCAGAGGAAACAGATGGGTAGACTTTTATTAAAAGGTGCAGAGGAAGCATTAGGCACTAATACTGCTGGTGCTAAAATTTTTAGTAATGCAAGACTGGTTCGTGTTGTGAATACTACAAATGCTGCACATTTAGTCACACTTGTAGAAGCAGTTGGTGGAGCAACTCTTGGTTCATTTACATTACCTGCTGGTGATGTAGTTGAATTGGAAAAGGAACCACTTAACGGGGTATTTGCAGCAAACGCAGGAGTTAAAGCTGCTGCCATTGGATATACGAATTAAGAACAATGAAACTAATCACAGAAGAAATTTCTCAAGTCAAATTTATCACTGAAAAAGCTGGTAAAGGTAAGAGACTTTGCATTGAGGGTGTATTCCTTCAAGGTGGAATCAAAAACCGTAATGGCAGAATGTATCCTGTTGATATTCTTGAAAAAGAAGTCAATAGATATTGTAAAACTTTTGTGACTCAGGGAAGAGCACTTGGAGAACTGGGACATCCCGAAGGTCCAACTGTTAATCTAGATCGTGTATCTCATAAGATTACTTCTCTTGTAAGAGAGGGTAATAATTTTAGAGGTAAAGCACAATTACTATCAACTCCGATGGGTAAGATTGCTTCATCATTAATTGATGAGGGAGTTAAACTTGGGGTATCTTCTCGTGGTGTTGGATCACTTAGAGAGAGTAGTAATGGATGCAAAATGGTTGGGGAAGATTTCCAACTAGCAACTGCAGCGGATATAGTTGCAGACCCTTCAGCTCCAGACGCTTTTGTAAATGGAATCATGGAAGGGAAAGAGTGGATTTGGGAAGGCGGTAGTCTTCGTGAAGAACTCGCAGAAAAAACTCAGAAGACAATTAATACACTTGTCGATCAAAAAAGATTAGAAGAAAAGAAGTTAAGTCTATTTAACGATTTTCTAAATAATCTCTAAGTTAAAGAAATCTATAAATAAGTATAGATTCCTACGAATCAATCAAAATACTCGGTAACAATTTACACGAAATGGAAAACATCGAAGAAAACCAGGTCACAGCAGGAGCAGCTAAAGCTGATCCTATGCCATCATCAGGAATTCCAGTAGAGGATCTTGGTGGACCTACACCAGAAAACTACAAGCCAGATGATGATTCTGCAAAGCTTAAAGACCCTGCAGCGACACTTGCTCAAGTCAAGGATATTGTAAATGCAAAGGCGGCAGCTAAAGCAGAAGAAGCACAACCTGAAGGCGATGTAATCGAAGAAGAAGAATCAGATGCAACAGATGAAGTTGTTGCTGAAGAGGAAACTTCTAAAGAGGAAGTTGTTGCCGAAGAGGAGACAACTGAGGAAGAGGTCATCGAAGAGGAAGAGACAATTGACATCGAAGCAGATGTTCAAGCTCTACTTGAAGGTGAAGAACTTTCCGAAGAGTTCCAAGATAAAGCAAGAACTATCTTTGAGGGAGCAATCAGATCTAAGGTTGCAGATATCAAAGAAGAATTGCAAGAGTCCTATGCTCAAGCACTAGTTGAAGAACTAGATGACATTAAGAAAGGACTAACAGAAAGAGTAGACTCATACTTAGAGTATGTCTGTGATGAGTGGTTCCAAGAGAACGCATTACAGGTAGAGTCAGGACTCAAAACAGAAATGACCGAATCCTTCTTAGAAGGAATGAAGGGTCTATTTGAAGAACATTATGTAACTGTACCTGAAGAAAAATACGATGTGCTTAATAGCATGGTAGACAAGCTTGATGAAATGGAGAATAAACTCAATGAGCAAATTGATCGTAACGTTGCTCTTAATCGTAGATTAGCAGAATCCAATGCAGACGGTATCTTTACTGCTGTATCTGAAGGTCTTGCAGACACTCAGAAGGAAAAACTTGCTACTCTTGCCGAGAATGTTGAGTTTGAAAGTGACGCAGACTATCGTGAGAAACTAGAAACACTTAAGGAATCTTATTTCCCAAGTAAAACTAGTGCTCCAAAGAACACCTCTGAGAATTTATCAGAAGAGGTTTCAACAGATGAAGTAATCCAACAGGATACTACACCTAGAATGCAAGCCTATCTAGATGTTCTTTCCAGAGCTGTTAACAAGTGAATTTAACATTAATTCAAACAATAAACCGTAAGAGGTAATTTTCTCAAATGTATAACACAGAACATTTGCAGGAAAAGTGGGGACCTATTCTCGATTATGATGGACTTGATCCAATTAAGGACGCACATCGTAGATCAGTTACCGCAATCCTGCTTGAAAACCAAGAAAAAGAATTAAGAGAGGAGTCAGCATTCCTTTCAGAACAACCAACAGTCAACACAAACAGTGGCACTAATGCAGGTTTCTCTGCTAATGCAACTGCTGGTGGTCCTGTTGCTGGTTTCGACCCAGTATTAATTTCATTGATCAGAAGATCTATGCCTAACTTGGTGGCATATGACCTTGCTGGTGTACAACCAATGAATGGTCCAACTGGACTTATCTTCGCAATGAGATCCAGATTCAACAATCAGTCTGGTACAGAAGCACTATTCAACGAAGCAGATTCAGCATTCTCAGGACAGAATGAAGGATTTGACCTTAACAGTGGTTTCACTGCTACAGGTGCAAACAACGTTGGTTTAGGTACAACTGCACAAAGTGGTTCTAATCCAGGACTTCTTAATGCAACTGCTGCTCAAACAAATGCTACTGACTACAACGTTGGTCAGGGTATGCGTACAGACGACGCTGAAGATCTAGGTACTTCTGGTGATAACTTCAACCAGATGGCATTCTCAATCGAGAAAGTAACCGTTACAGCGAAGTCCAGAGCATTAAAGGCAGAGTACAGTCT